ACCGATTTCGTCTTGCATGTCTAGCTCTGGATCACCGATTAGAACGTCACCGTCTGGGAGTTCTTCGACCATCAGGTCATCTAGGGGCGATCCTTCAGCAAACGGAATAATATTCGGGTCAGCCATACATCGTCATCCTTTGTGTCTCTGGAGCGTAGTCTTCTTCTGGGTCTTCAGTGTGACCAAGGAACCAGCCCTTGCGAAGTCTTAGCCACGCCTGAGTGCATGTGTCAACTATATCATCGTTTGGGTGCGCTGGGAAGGCGGCACATATATCGATCAAATCTTTGGCCCATTTGCGCTTAGGATAAAATATTCTGCCGTCTTCTAGGAGGGCAGATGACGCATGGGCGCGAGCTTCCTTATCACGATCTGGGCTGTATGCCAATACTGGTACGCCTGCCATGCGAAGGTCTTGCAGCAAAGATTGGCCGCTGGCTTTCTTCTCTATTAAAACTGCGTCTGGCTCCCAATCTTCGTAAGCCTTCTGCGCTAACTTGCGTAGCTCTGGGTAGCTAACCTTATCGTACCAAGCCTCCAGCACGATCAGGCAGTCGTATCCATCGTGCTTAAACACGCCCCAAGTTGTTCTGGCGCTGAAGCTGGAGCTTTCTTTTGTTTCAAAAGCGGTGTCCCAAGATTGGATTACATATTCGATATTGTCTGGCATGTCCTCCTTTTCCCACGGCACCCACCATGACGCCTTCAGTATCCCGCCGCCCTTGGGGCTGGGTCGCTGCTGTAGCTGCCCAGCGGCAGCGTAGGAGCCAAGAGACCGCTCTAGGTTAGTGAGGGTCTTCTCATCCATCCTGTCGGGCCACAGAAGCTCCCCCTCCTCTGTGCGTGGGTCTGTGAAGCCAAGGCTTGATCTGTTTGGCGTTGGGTGGCCGATTTCGTATCTGGCAGGCAGGCATAAGTGATCCCACTCATTGCCTAGCTCATTAGCGAGTATATGGCCCGTGAGGTCTTGCTCGTGCAATCTTTGCATGATGATGACAAACGCGCCCGTCTTTGGATCGTTAAGGCGTGTCTGCATGGCCTGATCCCACCACTCCAGAACGCCTTCTCTAACTTTAGAACTATCTGCTTCTATCGAATTGTGGGGGTCATCTATACATATGATATCTCCCCCATCCCCAGTCAAAGCGCCCCCGACACTGGTTGAGATGCGAAATCCCGTCTTATCATTTTCAAATCTTTGTTTGGCGTTTTGATCGTCGGTGAGCTTAAACTTGTCACCGAAGTGCGCCTTGTACCACGGGCTGTCGATCAGCCTTCGGCACTTAACGCTATCCCTGATCGACAGGGAGGCGGCGTATGACGCAAATAAGAATTTTTTAGAAGACTGCGATGCCCAAGTCCACGCAGGCAGCGCCACGGCCACGCTGATGGACTTCATGTGTCGTGGCGGCACGTTGATGATCAGGCGCTTGATGTCGCCCTCAACCACGGCTTGCAGGTGATCACTGATAGCATCTATGTGCCAATTGTTTTTGAACTCAACGCCCGGTTCAATCGTCGGCCATGCGGCTTTCGTAAACTCCCTCAATGATCTGCGGTAACGCTCCGCTTGAACTTGCTCCAGTGTCAACTTGCTTAAAAGCTGCTGCAATTGCGCTGAGTTGGTCATCGCTCACCCTCGTTAAATCTATGACATTTTTATGTTCGACAGTGGTTGCGACCTCATGCTTGTTCGACCAGTTGTCTTTGTCCCTGTTATTTAGGTAATAAATAATAGCGACATTATCGCGCTCGATGGTGGCATTTTCAAAGAGGGCGTTGGTTACTTTACTGAGTCCAATTGCCTTCCCTTTTTTTATAGTCTCTAAAAACTCTAAATATTGTGCCTGTTTATTGTAAATAGTTGCGGGTGAAACGCCCAAGCAAATAGCAATTTGATTAACGGTTAATCCACGTCCTGCCATCTCTTCGACTTCTTCCAGAACTTCTGGCGTGATCTCAAACTTGGGTCTACCTACAGGATTTTTTGATTTTTTCTTTGCCATGACGTTACTCCCTTAAAATTACATATAATACAAAATTATATTAAAAAAAAGGTTTGTTGTTTTGGTAGTAAAAAAATGCCCCGCGAAATAGCGGGGCTAGTTTGAGCAGAAAGTGCATTTAGATTGATAGCATTGCCACGATTGCAATTACAACTGTTATTACGAATGCGGCACTAGCGATGACTTCTTTTTTCCATCCGTCTGGTTTTTTGTCATGGATTTCCATGTTGCCCTTCATATCGATTGACACCCACTGGCCGCTCTTGCAGGGGGTTTCTGCTTCTTGTGTGTATACAAACAAGTTTGGGCTACCCGTTCGTTTGCATGAGTTTTGTTGGACCCACTTTGGCATGTCGTGGCTCCACTCGTAGCCCCTAAATTCCCAAGATTTAGTTATCATTTTTGTTTTCCTCTTTTTCATATGGTTCGTAATCGCAGCCGAATAACTCTTCGATCATTGGCTCAAGAATTTCTGCCATTACTTTACGACGATCTTTTGGTTGGATGTTTTTATTTTCGCAAATTAATGTTGCAACCCGTGCGATTGCTTCAATTCCATTTATTTTATTGGTCACAATTTATCCTCCCGCTCATCAAACTGGTGTGCCAGTCTGCGTAGCTCTGTTGCGGTTCCCTTGGTTATGGTGGCGGTAAATATCGGCTTACGGTCTTTGGCGTGTACGGCCTCTCCAGCTATGACTGCGTAAGTTGTGTCTGTAAGCTCAAAAGTTAGGTGATCCACCTTGAACTGTTGACGGTTGATGGCCTGTCTGGTCAATGCACTGTCCCCTCTTGGTATCCGATTGATCTTGTGATGCCGATCATAATTTCGGGCCACTTGTCTTCCATTTGGTATCCCTCAATGATGGTTGCGAAGATTGCGATCATTTGGTCTTCATCGATTTTATTTGGCATTGCATTAATGATGCGGTTGAATTGCTCTTCAGTCATGCGGTTGCCCTATCTGTTGGTCGATAATATTATCGACAATCCTTGCAACTTGAAGGAGATCAGCAAATTCTTTGTGCGGGTGTTTGTGTGGGCATTTTCTGAGCGCATCGTGTGCTGCGTTATTTAGAATTTTTAGGTGTTCTTTGTAATCGGTCATTAAATCCTCCTCCTGAGTTCGTCGCTGTAGGTCATGCCCTGATCGGCATAGTAATTTTCTTTGACTGGGTTCCAGCCTTTCATGGCCTCCCGCGCATTGCGGCAGTCTTGGATGATGTAGACCAGTGCGTGGTAGTCCACGCTCTTGGCGTGATCTTCCCACTTTTTAAACTCTGCTGCTGTTGCGCCACTCATCGGTCTTCCTCCATGAAATCTGAACAGTCGTAAATGTCGGGGGAGCCGAGAAAAGCTCCACTATCAACTTTCCTTAATCCTGCACTCGTCGCACCGTGAACCATCAGCCATTGCTTGAGGAGAACCAGCGCATGAGACAGACCATCAGCATCTATCTCTACAAACCTCTTTGGGTCTTCGAAATTAGAATTGAGCTCAACATGAATAACATATTGATGTCTAGCAATGCAATTGAAAAGAGCAACCTCATCGTCACCTGCGAGCCTTTTGTAACGCTCATATGCAGCAACATCCGAAGTAAGCCATTCGATGGAGTGTGTCATTATAGTTCCTTTCTCAGAGGGGATGGAAGGGAGCCGAAGCTCCCCTGATTGATTAGGCGTGGAACTTGCGAAGCTCATCCCAGTTTTGCGTTAAAGCGAAGCCGTCATCCATGTAAATTAAACCTTCGGCAACCAGCGATCCAAATGTTCCTTCGGCTTCTTTTTGTCCCCAACCAGCATCTACAAGATCAGATGCGTCAACCCACGTATATGGATCACATTGTAATTCTGCTAAGTCCGCTCCACCCATGTTCTCCAAGCAAGATTTGATTAGGGCGGTCATTGCGGCAGTTTGATTCTCTGTAAGTTTCATCTTAAAATCCTTTCTGATTCTCTCTATAGATACAAGATATAGTATGTACGAGAGGCAGTAAAGGGATTTTTTAGATATTCTTTCCTGCCGCTCTTA